GCCTCGACCAATGTTGTCACCGGCTACATCATCAATGACCCCAACGCTAAGTTTGTTGCTCAGTTCGGCAACGTCAGCGTCGATCAGGGTTATGTGAATGCTGTTGTTGGCTTCAACATCGGCCCCGGCAACACTGCTAACGGTATCTCTGGTGCGTATCTTGCCACTCTGGGCACGACCGACACCACTTTCCCGTTCAGGGTTATCTCTCTTGTCACCACGCCTCCCGGCGTGAATGGCACGGAGTCGGGTGCCTATCAGAAGGCCATCGTGGCGTTCAACTTCGTCAGCACCAAGGCCCTTCCGGGCGTCTAATAAGGAGTAGGGACTATGGCTGTTAATCTTTCTGCCATCAAAGACCTTCTGCTCCCCGGACTCCGTGGGGTTGAAGGCAAGTACGAGCAGATCCCGTCGCAATACGACAAGATCTTCACGAAGCACGATTCCAAAATGGCGCTTGAGCGCACCGCTGAAATGCGTTTCTTGGGTCTCGCCCAGCTTAAGACCGAAGGTGGTCAGACCGCTTTCGATAACGGCGCTGGCGAACGCTATGTCTACAATCAGGAGCACACTGAGATCGCTCTCGGTTATGCCATCACCCGCAAGGCGATTGATGACAACCTGTACAAGACACAGTTCATGCCCTCGAACCTCGGCCTGATTGAGTCCTTCCATCAGACCAAGGAAATCTACGGCGCGAACGTGCTGAACACCGCGACGACCTACAACGGTTCTGTCGGCGGTGACGGCAAAGCCCTCTGCGCCAGCGACCATCCGATTGACGGTGGCACTGTTGCGAACATCCCCTCGACGCCCGTGGAACTCAACGAGTCCACCCTGTTGAACGGCATGATCGCGATCCGTACCGCTTTCAAGGATCAGGCTGGCCTGAAGATCTTCGCTCGTGGTCGCAAGCTTGTGGTTCCCGCCCAGCTTGAGCCGGTTGCTATCCGTCTGACGAAGACTGAACTGCGCCCCGGCACTGCGGACAATGATGTCAATGCGATTATGATGACTGCCGGGGGCCTCCCCGAAGGTTACATGGTCAACGACTTCTTGACCTCCACGAAGGCGTGGTTCCTGCTGACGAACATCGACGGCCTCTCCTACATGGAGAGAGTGAAGTTCGAAAGCGATATGCAGGTGGATTTTGTCACAGACAATCTTCTTGTTAAGGGCTACGAGAGATACTCGTTCGGATATTACAATTGGCGGTCCATATGGGGAAGTTTCCCGACCTAACACTAAGAGGCGGGGTTTAAAGCCCCGCCTTTCATCTAGGATTCACAGTCGCGTTGACCGGCCTAGCGGACGCTGCACAAGACAACGCGACGACTCGTGCAGGAGGCTCATATGAGCACCACCACCTTCACTGGCCCTATCAAGGCTGGCGATGTTCTTAATACGACCGGCACCACTGCTGGCACGATCAAGAATGTCGGCTTCGTTGAGATGTCCCAGCAGGCTGCCGTTGTGCAGTCTGCTACTGCTGCGTCTACGACCATTGTGATCCCCGCCAACAGCACAATCATCGCGATTGACCTGTTTGTTACGACCGCTTGGTCCAGTGCAACAACCACCTACACCATCAGCGTTGGAACATCTGCGACTGCCACGGAACTGGTTGCCGCGACGAATGCCAATGCTATTGGGCGTCTTTTGCTCACCCCCGGCACTGACGCAACCCGCACTGGCCTTTGGGTCAATGTTGGTACGTCCGACGTTATCATTTACGTCAAGTCTGGCGCACCTGATACCACCCCCGGCGCTGGTACGCTGGTTGTTCGTTATATCCAAGCTGCTAACGTCTAAGGCCATAGGAGGCTCACATGAAGGGTAAGGCTAAACTCTGGATGAACCAGAACGAAGATAAGTCTCTCGACGGCGATTTCTACGCTGGCGGCAAGTCCAACGTCGCCAAGGAAGCCAAGAACAAGGCTGAAGGCTTCAAGAAGGGCGGCAAGGCTGTGAAGATGTCTGGCGACAAGGCCAAGGCTTCTGCGGCTCGTATGCCCCGCAAGGCTGGCGGCAAGGTCATGTCTTCGGCTGCTGGCGGTACGCCGCGCGCCAAGTCTTCTCACTACTAAGATCCTCCTCCCCGATCTAACGTGAGACTAACGGGGGCTTCGTGCCCCCGTTTTGCTAGGAGGCTTCTATGTCAGGTGCGTGGACTCGCAAAGAAGGCAAATCTCCATCTGGTGGGCTTAATGAGAAGGGCCGCGCTTCGTTGAGGGCGCAGGGCCATGATATTAAGCGCCCGCAGCCAGAAGGTGGTTCTCGGAAAGATAGCTTCTGTGCTAGAATGACGGGGGCTAAGCGAAAGCTGACTGGCTCTGCAAAAGCTGCTGATCCAAACAGCCGGATCAATAAGGCGCTCCGCAAGTGGGACTGTTGATATGGACGAGCCTTTCTGGGAAAAAGATGCGCCGAAAGATGCTAAAGAGAAGCATCTGAACCGCAAACAGATTCAGTCAGCCAAGGCAAAGGCTAGAGCGGCGGGACGCCCCTATCCAAATTTGGTTGATAATGCAGCCGCTGCCAGAGCAGGCAAAAGGAGCTAACGATGTCCGTTACAGCTTATTCCATCACGCAGTCTGGCAAATTTGAGCCTTTTGAGCTTCAAGTTGCTCGCGGGCAGATCTTGGGCCATAGCGAACAGAATGTGTTTGCTTATGGAACTACCCCCGCCACGGCTGCATTATTTCGCACCGTATGGGAAAACATGGCGACCACTGAATATGTATTTCCGGGTTCTGCCTTAACCATGCAGCTTGTGAGTACTGCGGTAGGTGACACTGCCTCAGTCACGATTACGGGTCTCGACGCGAACTATCTCATCATCTCTGAGACGCTTGTTTTAAACGGTACGACGAACGTCCCCACGACGAAGCAATATTTGCGCGTTAACAACATGGCTGTTTCTGCCGGAAGCGTGACGAACCCTGTTGGCGTCATTACGCTTTCCAATGGGGGCGTCATTTATGCGCAGATCAATACGGCTGTTTATAACGGCACAACGTCAAGCGTTGGGCAAACACAGATGGCGGTGTTCACTGTTCCCGCTGGATACACATTCTACGGATACCGTTATGGCGCATATTCGTCTTTCAACGGCAACAGCGCCAACTATACGACCTATCGTGCCGTTACCAATTCTTCGGCTGGCGTTCAAAAGATTATCGTGCAGACGCCCTTCAATACAACTTATGAAGTTCAGCGGCACTTTGCTCTCCCGTATGCAGAAAAGACCGATTTGCGATGGCAGATCGCGTCCAGCGCGGCCACTGCTGCTGTCGTCAGCATTAATATTGGTGGCGTTTTGATCAGCAACGATGTGGCTTGGGGTTAAGGAATAGCAATGGCCACTTCCGACACCTATTCGTTCAATCCCGGCTTAGGCGAACTTACGCTGTACGCCTACAACTTGATCGGGATTCGGAACACAGCACTGTTGCAAGAGCATATGGAAGCCGCTCGCATGGCTTCCAACATGCTTTGTTCGCGCTGGTCCAACATGGGTGTTAATCTGTGGGCCGTTGATCTTGTGACGACGCCGCTTGTCACCGATCAGGCTACCTATGCCGTCGATGCCAACACCGTCATGATTCTGGATGCCTACGTCCAGAACGATGACTCCGGCGCAAATATCGACCGCATCATCCTGCCGGTGAGCCGCACCGAGTACGCCAGCTATCCCAACAAGGAGCAGCAGGGGTTCCCGACCGTATACTGGTTTGACCGCCTGATCAGTTCTTCGCGCTCCACGGGCTCCGCTGGGCCTTCTGTGACGCTGTGGCCGGTCCCGAATACCGACAACGGCCCGCAGTCGCTGAAATACTATCGGGTGCGCCAGATACAGGACTCCGGGCTTTCGAACGGCCAGACCGTTGAGATCCCCTATCTCTGGCTTGAGGCGTTTGCTTATGGCCTTGCCATGCGTCTTGCGCAGATTTGGAACCCGGCTGCGGTCGCCATGATCAAGCCGATGGCTGATGAGGCGTATCAGATCGCGGCAAGCCAGAACATTGAGACTGCGCAGCAGTACATCTCCCCGATGATTTCCGGCTATTTCCGCTAATGGAGGGGATGAATGGGCTACGCATCCCGATCCGGTCGCGCCAGAACTAGTGCAAGGAATCCTCAAGCCTTTGCCATATGTGACCGTTGTGCCTTATGGTACAACCACGTTGACTTAAAATTTCAATATGATTGGGCGGGCGCAAGCCTGATCAACAAGCGCATTCTCGTTTGCGATACTTGCTACGATACGCCGCAAAATCAGCTTCGCGCTATCATCATACCCGCTGACCCTGTGCCGATCATAAATCCTCGTGTTGAACCTTATGCTTGGGATGAAATCGACCGCCGTCAGGTGTCGGGTTATAATGCAACCAATCCGCAGACTGGTATCCCTGTCCAGCAGGGCGATACTCGCGTCACCACCATTGATGGCGTTATTCCTGACAAAACTCGCGTCACGCAGCAGACTGGCGAAGCCCCATATGGCACGAACCAGAAGCCCGGCACCGATCCAAATGCTGTGACCTATAGAGACATCGTCAACGTCTCAAATAACGGAATCGGGATCATTCGCGTCACTGTCAGCGTGACCTCCGGCTTCATCACTGGTCAGCGGGTCATCATCAACGATGTCGTTGGTGTCGATGCAGCTAATGGCAAATGGACCATCACGGTCATCAATCCAAGCCAGTTCGATCTTCAAAACTCGTCATTCTCTGGTGCATATGTCTCCGGCGGTTATGTTATAAATAACCCCAGCTTGCCTTACGGCTTCGATGAAGTGCCCAAGACAGGACCACTCTGATGCCTCGTTACGCTAGTAATGTTCAGATTCCCAATCTTGGCGCGGCTGTTGCTCTCAACGGCACGGAACAGATTGAGATCGTTCAGGCTGGCGAATCTAAACGGGCTACAACGCAACAAATTGCTGGATTAGCCACTACCGTTGCGGGGCCAACAGGCCCGCAAGGCATGACAGGCCCCACCGGCCCAACCGGAGGAGTTGGTCCCACGGGCCCCACAGGGTTTGGGGTAGCGGGCGCAACTGGCCCGTCAGGCCCCACGGGGCCCACTGGCGCGACCGGCCCAACTGGGGCTACTGGGTCAGCGTCCACAGTTGCTGGCCCCACTGGGCCAAATGGTTCCACCGGGCCTACGGGAAGTAACGGCCCCACCGGGGCCACGGGCGTCAATGGGAGTCCGGGAGCCGCAGGCCCCACGGGCCCCACGGGCGCTGGCCCTACGGGT